GTTATTTCACTCCCCTTCAGGAAGAATCGCTTAGCCATTTCGGCTGAGCTTTTCCCTTCTGTGGACTTCACCTTTGAGACATCGACCCCTAGGGACGTGATGTTTTCTAAGAACCTATGATAAACACTAGGCTCGAAGATTGCAACATCATCCCCAAGGATTAGATAGCCTCGGAAGTTATTAAAACCAACTTCCTTGGCGCTGTATTCAACCAAAGCGTGCAACGTTAAAGTTGCAATTGCCCAGGATGAGTATAGGCCCATTGGTGAGCCGACGGAGTATGCAACATGCTCCCCGTCTGTGTCAACCTTGAACTTCCGTTCAAGCAAGACGCTAGTCCAGGCTTCTGCAATAGTATCACCGAATAGTAGTTTAACGATCTTTATCTGTGGTTCCCTAGGGAACCGGTCAGTAAAGGCCGTTAGATCTACGGTACCTACGTACTCACCCTTTAAGGTTTTATCCTTTAGGATGGTACCTAGGTAGTCCTGTCTGTATGTACAATCAGTAGTCATGTTCCTTAATAGGTTCATAACTGCTGTATGCATAGGATATAGAGCTAGTTGACTCCAGTAATCGCCAATGGCGACTACTCTTGTTTTACCGGCCCTATCCTGTAGAAACCTTATACGACTATGGGTTAATCCTTCCGAGAGAAAACTTGGAAGTTTATCCATATAGTATTTGGTAATCTCAGGAATGCAGGTGAGTCTTATTAACTTACCTACACTATCCCTTAGCTGCGGATCTGAATTGATGGCCGAAAGGTCATGAAGACAGTTAACAACCGCGGGACCATTTGGTCCTTTAGTTGACCGCAGTAAGAATACAGATTGAGGTTTCCAAGTGAAATTCTTGGGAACCCCAGACCACTCAGATAAGTAACTACAAAATCGCGAAATAGCATTGCTATCAGCGGTCGAAGGAGAAGTAATAGTCTCCGTCGATTTGTCTACCGGAAGGGTTAAACCCTTGACGGTACCAAAGATTGTATTTACTAATCTTTTGTGGTTTGGATCATCCGAGTATATGAGGTGTTTCCACGGTCGTAAGACCTTGGGAACTCCTGACTTTCCTAACTTATGGAAAGGTAGCTCTGGTGGGTTAATCCCCATCGTTGCGTTCCTTACCCAAAGTTGGTAAAGTTTGAGTAATCGTACTGCTTCCTTGCGGCCCTTATGGGTCTCAAGATGCATTACGAGCTCACGATACTCGTTTGCCAGATCGTGAGATCCAGCGTCAATCAACACCATGAACTCGGCTAGCGCGGCAACAGCCGTTCTACCGAAGAATTGGTTAATTGGTTTTCGTTGTAAAATAGGATTCTCCCGTTGCGGGTTAATTCTTGCTCTCTCGATTTTA